CAAGATCGTCCGTGGCCAGGGGCAATGCGGCGAGATCGCCAAGTGGATCGGGCTCGGCAACGACGGGTTCGATCTCGGCCAGTGCGAGCAGTGTCTCATTTGAGACACTGTTCTCGCGCAGTTTGAGCGCGGCGAAGTGAAAGATTGCCTCGCACTGTGCGAGGGTGAGACCGATAACGATTTGGGCGATACGGTCGAGAACGGTTTTTGCCAATGTGTTCATGTCCTTGCTCCTATGTTCACGTGACACCATTGCCACGTGTTATAGCTACTTGCGACCCAAGATCCGATTACAGTGATCGGCGATCTCAGCATCAGCTTGCTCCACTGCCAGCACGACCGTATCCTCGTATTCGCACGGGTCGTATCCTCGTGATGGCCCGAACGTGTCGAAGATTTCTTTGTTCACGTTCCGACCGCTGTCGTATACACGACCCGTGTCGTGCAGGAAACGTTCAAAGTCCGTGATCACGAGATGTGATCGTGCGGGAGATTCCGACCCAACCGTGAGTAGTTGTGCCTGCAAGCGTGTTCGCTCGGTACGGGTCAGTGTTGATGTGTTGCTGCGTTGTGCCATGCCTCCCCTGCTATGCTAGCTCCGTGCCAACCGCCCCGCTCTTATGAACTAACAGATCGCGTCGCGCGTATTCACTCATGTGCGCGCCTGTCACTAGACTTTGTAACGTTACAAGGTGTGACAACCCGGGGTGTAACAGGGTGTGACAGGGGTGTAACACCCCGGCTAAGTGCCCGGAATCTGGCGGAATTCTGGGTGTAACAGGGGGTGTAACACCCGGCTGGCACGGAGCCTGCAACCTATGTACTAATCTATTGTCGTACTTACAAGACAGAACGATTAGTCGTTCTCTCATAAAGATCAAGTAACGTGGATTAGGTATGTCTCGCATAGGGTGGGCGGGAACCCAGCACGCGCGTAGTTCGCAGGCGCGTCGAGGTAAACGAATGTAGAGCATGAGTTGTAAACCCGTTATACAACTCCACGATATGATCTGTTTTACCGGGGCGCGCCTGCGTACGTCGCATGTGTACATACAGCATGCGCCGTGCCATCCGGCTTTTGTCTTTTGTGCTCATGGTTCAAACCTTTCTACGCGATGATTGCATCAATCGCGCTATCAATCTCACTGTCATCGATAATCGTGGATACGATCTCGTCGATACCCACATAAGCACGAACAGTCGCGCTATCCACGATTATCGCGTTGCCACTTTGAATGTCGATTGCTGTGATGTCTGTGTGTGTCATGCCCCGAGAGTGGTGCATGGGCTGTGCCAAGTCCGCCGCTCTACTCACACGCGTTACTTCGACACGCACACGAGTACACACACGCACGTCCACTGTATACGTACACAAGTAATGGGGGGTGTAACACCTGGGGTGTAACAGGGGGGTGTAACATCTGCCAGCACACCGGAATCACTGGGCTTTCGGGGTGTAACACCAATTCAGCCACGCTGCTAACCAAGCGATTTCACTGGGCCAGGGGGTGTAACAGGGGTGTAACACCAACGACACGCCAGCACACGCGAGTTTATGCACGTGGTATAGACACGCGCATTACAGTCTGTATAACGGTTTTACAACTAGACCAACGATACCAATTTTACTAATCGCATACATATATACGCACACGTTGTTCCAACGTGGACGTAAACATACTAAAGACCACGCTATGTCTACACACATATAGACGTCGACGTACTAATTCAGCACTGTACCCATATGTACGCACGAATCCAAAGAAGAACAAGCCACGTACACACATGTACTAGTCGTGTCCACGCACCCATATGATGGTTTTAGCCTTGTGTCTAACGTGTAACGTGGAAATGCAAATTACACTTGCAAAGCCAAGGCCAAGTTGCTGCAATTTGCAAGTCCATTTCAAACATACATGGCACCACTTTGGCACATGGGTTGCAATCCAACATACTAATTGGTTGTAGCAATTTGCTTTGCAATTTCGAAGTAGGCACGTATATGACACGCGAAGAGACGTCGTGGCTTCACACATGCGTGACACGGGACATGGCACGGGGCTTGCCATTGCAAGAACAAGATATGTATGCATGCAACGTGTAGGTTGGAATTGCAATTGGTATTGCATATGCACATGAAACGAATTTCAAAAACTTCATGGGAAAACGTACGCACGCCGTTCCGGCAAGCCCCACCCTGATGCGCGCACAAAATTGGAGTTTTTCAGATTTGGCTTTTGTGCATATATGTAGCGGTATGCGTGGACAGATTTCCACCAGCGTGGACACGCCCTGATGCGCGCACAAAATTCGGATTTTTCAGATTTGGTGTTTCGCACTAGGGTAGCGGTGTGGCGACGGGGTTTTTCTGCCGTGGCCACGGTGGGGTGTAGGAGGAGTTGTAAAACCGTTTTACAGGTCTACTAACTAGGATCTTCCTTCTGAAGACCGTGGGTCCACCAGATGTGGTGGTCGGGACAGATAATTGGGGTGGAGCACAGTGTCTCCGAAACAATCAGCGACAGAGAGGATTAGTCTGATGTGGGGACAATATGGGAAAGAACCTCCATGTGAACATCTACTGGAATTGCGGAAGTTCTTGGAGGAAAACGAAATTGATGTGTGGTCGGAACACGGAGAGATGCCCATGGGTTGGGTGAACGTACATTGCGAGAAATGCAAGCGTACGTACGAGGTAACGCTACTCAAACCATTCGAGGATATGAACAGATGAGTAAAGAACGTTGCTGGGTTGACTTCAACCGTGTGTGTGATGACAGGTGCATTGCGTATACGCAGAAGTCCACGATAACTAACACGATAGCTAAGTCGTGTGTGTTTGTGAATGCACTCAGAGAAATCTCAAGTGCGTTGCAACTGTCGAACAAGAAGTTCTCGAAAGACGAGAAGTGACATGGGTGAGAACGTTTACTTGGTAATGCGGAAATACAGCGGGAGTCGTACCGGGTATTGTGTGAAGTGTTACTACGATAGTGCGATGCCTGGGTATATCAGAATCCGATTCGCGGATTGGCTGAAGACTGATCCACCGTTGGGTACGATGAAGAAAGACCATACGTACATTGTGATTCGTGTAGGACCGGACGATGCACGTGCGGTTGGGTTGGTTGACTGATAGATGTCTAGGCTACTGACATGGAAGCTTCGGTATCTGATACTGGACGCGAGGTTCCGCTGGTGGTGGATTCATTGGCGTCCACGGATATGGTGGTACAGGAAGGTTGTAAAACGGTTTTACAGATGAGCATTGATGAAAATCTAAAAGTATCATGGGAGTGTCGTTGTGGTTATGATCTCGATGATGCATATGTGGTTGGGTCGCGGGATATTACACGAGCCGGTTACAAGGACAAGGTGTCATGAGCAGCATCGCGTTTCATACAAAAGAGAAGACTGTCTATGTGGGTGGACGAGAGCGGGCGTATTGTAGTGTGCTGATTGGCAACATCTTCAGGTCGATTGTTGATCTGGAAGGGATGAGGTTCGACGGAGACAAAGCCAAACGTATATTTGTGGCACTTGGCTTGGGAGAAGATCCTGCTCCGATGATGCTTCGGTATGCATTGTCCACTGCCGGTGGTGGTATGCGGGAGATTGCGGGAGAGGAATGGGATCTTTTCCAGTGCGAGTTGAACACGATTGTGAAGATCGGTTCGGACTCGATGAAGTTCATCGCATGGATTCATGGTCAGTGTGAGATTCATTTGTGGGTAGATGGACCTAACCGTGCCTGGCTTGCAGACATCATTGACGAGGGACTCAAGATCGGCATTCTCAGAGAAGAGTCACAGGGTTACGATGGTTGGGGAAAGGTAGCTGAGTTGCTGCGTGAGTCTGATGAGGGCGAGGTAGTGACGAGTTACTCTGTTACTGAGTCATTTCCGCATTTCGATTACGAGAAAGACGAATTGATGACATGGGAAGATTCGATAGAGTGGTTGAAGAAACGCGGTGGTGGAACGGAGATGAAGCCTGAAGAGTGGAACGAGTTCCATTTCGGCGAAGGCAAGACTGCGTTCGACTTGGTTGCGAAGCTGGAATCGTTGATTGAATAGTTGGAAGGCTGTATAGTTGTAAAACCGTTTTACAGCCAGAGGAGAGAGACATGAAGTTGTTGACAGTGATCACTGCGTGTATGGTTGCTAATTTGTACCGCGAGCGCATCCAGGCAGAGCGTGCGCGGAAGGGTGCACTGGAGAGTGCGCGCCAGAAGTGGGACGATGCCGGTGGTAACGACGAGGGCAAGACCAAGTACGCACAAGCGCTGAATGATTGTGACAGGATCATCGAGCCGCACGAGCAGATGTTGGAAGCACTCGAAACCGAGATGCGGAAGGAAGGTATCAACGTGAAGTCGAGCCTGATCACCGCGTTCAAAGAGTGGGCCAAACGGTAGTCATATCCTCGCATTTTCCCTTCCAAAAGTAGCATCATCAACCAAAATGTTGTAAAACCGTTGACGGAAAAGGAGGTATGCTATGTCAAATGAGCGTACTTGGTTGCCCGCTGTATTGTGGTCAGTTGGAATTGTGGCGGCACTGACACTGTTCTTCTTGATCGCCGATTGTGGAGGCAGGATTGTCTCGACTGCGATTGGTGATACAGGCGCGTTGTCGTCCATCGAGTACGGGATTCGCGAGCTACAGCCCGCGATCAGTGACGAGCGTGCAAAGCGGCTCACTGCCATATTCTATAACGCTGGCCAGCGACACAACATTGACCCGTTGTTGCTGGTTGCAATTGCGTTCAAGGAGTCGAGCTTATCAGAAGCTGTCGAGAACCGACGGAAGCGTGGTGAGCTTGGTGAGTATGGGTTGATGCAGACACACGGAGTCGCACTCAACTTCAGGCCAGCGGACTGCAATCATCATTTACTTCCTGTGAAAGGTCGAATGGGCGTGAATGCCAGCAAGGCGTACTGCCAAGTCGAGACTGGGGCTGCGTATCTGGCAGAGGCGCGGCGTAAGTGTGGTGGTACATGGGCACGTTGGATTGCTGCATATGGCATGGGGCGTTGTCCGTCTGACAGCTACGCCAAGACTACACGCCCGGTGCAACGCGCCTACAAGTATTACAAGCAGATCGGTGGAAGGAACTGGCAGTAGATGCTTATCGTAGCGGTCATGAATGGTTGGAGTGCCAGCGTCAGGCGTCGAGAAACCAGAACGGCTAGGATGGTTCGGGAGTTTTTGGTAGGAGGAGGGATTGAGTTCAAGTTCTTGGCACGTAGGTCCATGCTACTCATGTCGAGATGTCGGAAGTTCCGACGTTACATCTTGAAGCATAACTCACCCGACAATGAATTGCTCGTGGTGGGTAAGTCGCTTGGTGGCAAAAATCTGGTGAAAGGTGTGCTCAATGAGTTGCCGAAGCTGAAGTACAGACGCACGGCACTCTTGACGCTTGATCCATGTTGGCCAATCAGCACGGACTTGCGACCTAACCTGAGTTTGCGTGGTTGCACACTCAAGCTGACTCACCCGGTTGGGTGTGTAATCAACGTGTACATCGAAGACCCCGACCCCGATGCCCAGACTGGTGCAAGACTGGTGGGCGACCCAGCCATTTTGAACTGGCCACTGTCGAGTGAGTACGACCACTTCTCGATAGTGAACAGCGATGCAGCGTTTGATGCGCTGACGATGACGGTTACGTATCTGCTCAAAGGACGAACATGAGACTTCTCGTTATCGAGGGCGAAAAGCAGAAGCAAGCGTTCATCGACGGTGAAACGTCGGCTGTGGTTGACACGTTACGTGGTGTCGCGAAGATGCTTGAATCGGAAACCAGTCGTGCAGTCGGTGTCGGAATCGTTGTCACGTTCAACGATGGCACAGCAGCTACAATCTTCGATGAAGGTGGGAATCCATTTCAACTCATGGGCGCATGTGACGAGTTGAAAGCTCGTATTCGCAGGATGCTACGGGTGAAGAAATGATTTCTCGAATACTGTCGGTGCTGACGTTCTTGATAGGCTACTTGGCCAGAACTCGAAAGATGTGCAAGTATTGTCTGCACTACGACCAGTTCGATGCTCCTGCTCGCTCCGGTACATGTCCGTTCATTGGTTGGACCGATGGCGGAAATTCGTGTGATAGATGGACACGCGACATCTGGTAGCACACTCACCACTTTCAGTTTGAATTCAGATAATGACGTTGCATGATAACGTCAAGAGAGGGGACCATTATGGCAACCAAGACACGTACACCCAAGAAGAAGACGACCAAGGCAACCAAGAAGACGGAGCCGAAGAAGAAGACGACCAAGGCAACCAAGAAGACGGAGCCGAAGAAAGAGACCAAGCGTCGGTCTCGTACGATGGCGAGCCCGGAGAATATCTCTGCTGCACTGTCAGCGTACTCTGCCGCTCGTTGCTCTGTGGATGAAGCGAAGTTTGTAGTCAATTCGATCATGGATGAATCGGATGAAGATTCTGGTATCAGAGCGACAGCGATTGTGAATGCGCTCAAGAAGATTCGTATTGGACTCAAGGCGATTCGTTCTGCACGCGTCGAGATCACGAGCAAGCTCAAGAAGAATGCATGGGTTCGTGGCATGTTGGAGCATCTCCTGCAATGGGAGGAACAGCTCGACGAGTCGTGGGAGAATGCCCAGAACATTCTCGAAGAGTAATGTGATAGTCATGAAAATCACAGAGAGAATCAGGGATAGTAGAAACGCGATCAAGAAGCTTATTGATCAGTTGACTACATTGCACGATACGCTTGCCCAGGTTGAAGGTTCCATCAAGGAATTTGAGAAGACGATGGAACAGTATTTAGATGCAAGAGATGCTCAAGCGTAAATAAGCTCATGAAAAACAATCAGGACATTTTGGATAAGCTGCGAGAGTTTCGCGGTAGACCAGAGCTTGACCCACTCAAGATTCGCCAGGAAGTTCTCTTGGCATTCGCGTCGTACGAGGTACTGGAACAACTTGACGGCAAGCGGTTGGAAATCACACGAGAGTTCTGGACGTACACTCAACCGACTGAAGAGAATGCCAGGATCATGCTCATTGTTCTGCTCAAGCGAGCATTCACGTATGTACTCGACAAGAATTCTGCTGGTGTCAATCGGTCAATGCAGATGATTGAGATGGTGCTGTGGTTGCTCGATGACCATGAAGCATTCGAGCGTGTGAAGGGACCATACTCTTTCGCGTATACGATGAATGTGATCCAGTACCTGACGGATCGCTACAAGGACGACTCGGTACAATTCTCATGAAACCAGCGGCAATTGGCGAAGATGCCTGGCGCTACTTCAAGTATGCACCAGAGTGTTACCCGGTGTGTGTGACATGCGGGGTTGGAATTTCGAGGATCAGAGAAGCGGCTGTCGTACAGGTGGAACCGTACGATGGAATGCCAACGCATCCGACTGGTGATACGTTGATTTGCTATGCTTGTCGTGAGGCATGTGAAGTTGACGATCCATCGGACATGTGTACGATAGAAAAGTTGAGGGAGATCACGAACGCGGAGGAACGAATACGTGCGCGTGAGGAAACCTTTGCGAAAAACAGAGCCCGTGCAGCAAAGCACTTCCGAAGCGAAAAGTCAAAGAAAGCTGCGAGTACGAAAGCCAAAAGAAAATCTGCCAAACGTGAATCTGAGCCCGGAAGTGGCGGACGTGATAAGCCAACTCGAAAGCAGTCTGGTGGAAGCAGGCGTAAGAAAAGTCGAGTTACGAAAGTACGACAGCCCAAACGGAAGAAAGTGGCTAGTGTGGATCACGACTGATCCAGGTGAGGTTGCAGCAGAGGGAGCTTCAGCCGATCTCTCTCAGGCACTGGCCAGAGCAATTCATGCGATTTCAAGATAACAGCTATTACGAACTGTCGTTGATGATGCAGAACCTGCGTATCACGGATGACTTTGTTTCGATGAGCAGAGTGCTGAATCAGATGTCGGATGTTTTATTGCGTCTTGGTGAGAACATGGATGATGATGTTGCAGTCGAGGCGAAGGCAGTTGCATCCGAAGTGAAGGATGTGGCAGTGGTCGTGTACCATGACCAGCTTACAACGGAGGAAGCGTACATCATCGTGCAGGCTCGACTCGACACGTTCATCTTTCACACGATGCGTCCGTATATTGGGCGCAAGTACGGATTGTACAATGACGTAGCGGATTCACTTGGTGCGTTCGTTGGTTCGACGCGAGTCATCGGGAAGGCGTGATGGGCAAGAAGGCTCCGAGGAAGCGCATTTGGAAAGGCGACAAGGTCCAGGTAATCGGTGGTAGCAATGATGGCTTGGTCGGTCGTGTGAAGAAAACTGAGCCTGGTGTTGGTGCGCCCGCGAAGTATGTGTACATTCAGAAGCCATACAATCGCAAAGGACCAGGCGGGTTGGTACGTGTCCCGGTTCGTTTCGTGTTCATAGTCGAGAAGACAAAGTACGATTTGCACAAGAGGGTCAGGAACAGAAATCATGCCAATGAAGGAAAGCAAAAGCGAGAGCGAGAAGAACGCGAGCGAAGAGACCGAGCAGAGCGAGAATGGTACCGGCTGGCTACCGAAGCGGAAGAGACTGCCCGACGAGAGAAATGCCAGCACGCACAAGTTTGTCATTCATGCTGATCAACGGTACAAGGGTTACATTACGATTGGTACGTATGACGACGGTACTCTAGGTGAGATGTTCATTCGCATCGACAAGATTGGCTCGCTCATCAACGGGCTGCTCGATGCTGTCGCAATCACAGTTTCGATAGGGTTGCAGTACGGGATTCCACTGGAAGTGTTTGTGCGGAAGTTCGCACATATGCGTTTCTATCCAGACGGACCCACTGACAATCCAGATATACCATTCACGAAATCATTGCCTGATTACATCTTCAGGTGGCTTGCAATCAAGTTCCTTGATAAGGATACGGTTGCGTTGTGGGCGAACCCACAGGAAGGGGACAAAGATGGAGATGACACGGATTGAGTTGTTGGACTTCTGGAATGCATTGCAGTTGCTTGGCGACGATCAACCCGGGGCCAAGTTCAACTTCGCGGTAATCAAGAACATTGCGAAGATGGAAGGCATGGTCAAGAAGATCGCAATCGCGCAGCAGAAGGCGCAGCGCAAACCCGAATCGTTTGTTGAGTTCGACAAGGCGCGGAAGGCTTTGTGCAAGGAGTACGCGGACAGGGACGATGATGGCGAGCCGAAAATGGTGGGCGAAGCCAAAGAGCTTCAGTTCGTGATCACGGAACGCAAGGCAGAGTTCGACGAGAAGATCAAAGAGCTACAGGAAGAACATGCGCCTGTGTTCAAAGAGATTGAGACGAATGTGGAAGCGTTCGGAAATCTCATGCGCGAGAAGATCGATCTTGTTGTGCATCAGGTCAACGAGGATGATGTGCCCTATGAGTTGACGCGCAAGCAGATCAAACAGATTGCGCCGATGATCTTTGGGTTAGCTGAGATCCTTGAAGATTCGCCCGGTGGCGAAGACGTAGAGGGAGACGAGTCCTGACACGTTGACCGCACCTGCCTTCGTCTCGAAAAGCAGTCGTTCGTTTCTGTTTCCATCCAACCTGATAGGCGCACCCAGGTCCATGTCACATTGGACGAAACATCCTGCCGCCTCGTCGATGATCGACAATCTCCCAAGCCCAGACAATTCGCCATGACTTGCGATAGGCACGCCATTTGCCAGATCGACGATGTCTGCAACTACACTGTCGACGGATTGGACCTTGAACAGGCATCCGGCTGTCAGTGCTGCGAGCCCACCGAATCCATCTGCGTCCAATGCAACGTTGTCAGTGATTGCAATTCTGATGTGATCCACGACGTAGATGAGGTTGGAACCTGGCGTGAGGAAGTATTCGTCCGCAGCCGCTGCCATGTTCTTGGTGCCACTCCCGTCTCCTGCCGAATCCAGGTATCGAGCGAGAATGTCGTTCGTAGGATTGCCGAGAAGCTTTTGCTTGTAGGCAGCATCCTGGGAATATACTTGCGTCATCATTTCCTCCTGAGAGCTATATTCTAGCTCGAACTTGTCATACATGAAAGTCCTTGCTAGTATTCTTTTACTGGCGCGTGTCGCCAAGGTAAAGGAGGAAGCAATGGCTTCGGCAGAAAGCAACCATGTTCCGAATGAGGATCATTTCGAAGGTGGCGCGAACCTGAACAAGGGAGCACGGAAGGGTCTGGAGAACAAACAGGCTGGTCGTATTCTCTCTCAGTTCATGCGTGCGTTTCGCACTGGTATTCTCACCGCGTCTGGTGCAGGTGACGAGGTCGTCACCTTTTCCAAGGCACTCGACACCGACAATGTCGCTGTTATGCTGACGTCGGATACCGTTCTCGCAGTGCCCATCATCAAGAACGGCACCACGCCCACCAAGACCGGCTTCACGGCGACGGTTGCCGCCGCGTGCGAGCTGCATTGGATGGCATTCGACATGGGGCCGACCTCGTAAGCTGACCTGTAAAACCGTTTTACAACCGGAGGGGATATGAGAGCGCGAGTCGCAGTATTGGTGTTTGCGTTGTTGGTTACGCCTGTCGTCATGGGCGCGAACTGCAACGGAGTCATGGACACGATCCGGTCGACGCACATGGGAGTGCGTGAGGCAGGACGACTGGCAGATGAGCAGATTGCTCCACGACTGGAGAATCATAGCGACGTTTGTATTGAACGAGCAGAAGCAGCTGGGTTCCCGGCAGGCAGTGGTGAAGAGGGCATGGAGTTCTGGCGCGAGTGCATGAGCACGTACATCAGGCTGGAACAGGTCATCTCGTCATTCAGGACTGCAATGGAAGAGTTGGAGAACGTCTATGACGACATCGAGGCAGGAAGGGCAGGCGAGTCTGACTGGCGCTACTGGGCTGCGCGTGTACTCGATCATGGACGGACGATACTCAGGTTGTGTGAGCAAGCGGGCGTTGATGTACCCGAGGGTATGCAGTCCGCACTGGACAACTTGTGCACGCTCTTGAACTGTGACGAGTAGGAGGGGACGATGAACTTCGGGAAGATCTTTGATGTGGTGTCGCGGGCATTGCCCGTGATAGGTGAGTTCATTGGCTTCATTGCGAAGCTACCGGACAAGGAGTGGGAGGAAATCTCCAAGGCATGGCCCGCTCCGACAAAGACCAAGATGGCGATGGTTCGCGCCGAAGCCAAAGCTGTGTTGCATTTCTTCGGAGAAGCACCCAGCGATGTGGAGGAGAATCCCTATGAGTGACAACGGACATGAAAGCAAGCCGCTCTGGAAGTCGACCAAGTTCATCTATGCGTTGGTTGCAGTGGCAGCGTTCCTCGCGCTCGCGCTCACTGGCACCATGGCATTCACGCCAGAGCAGACCATCAACTTCTTGCTTGGAGTCTTCGGCATCAACGTGAGCGCGCACGCTCTCACGAATGTCTCAGCAATCATTGGGCAGTTCTTCGGGAAGCGCGGTACCGAGGTTTCTGTCGAGCGTGATATCGAGCCCGCGAAGGAACCGGACTCTGACTGATGGCGTGGCAACCATGGTTGCAGCAGCCCACTGATATCAGTAAGGGCCGACTCCATTCTCGTCCCACAGTGTCGGAATCGGACGACCATCCTTCAGGACAAGAGCTGGTTCTGTCTTCAGACCAAGAACAGGAACAGCATAGTCGAGAACGACACGCTTCCAAAGCTCCTCCCCAGGATCAGAACGACGAGTAGCCGACGATTGCCTGTGTGCGTGAATCTTTGTGATTGGCATGCCACACGCACGTCCTTCGCGCACGAGGTACTCGATGCCTGCACACGCGGCACGTACGAGTGTGTCAGTGACTTCTGATGCTTTCTTGCCATCCCACGTTTTCTCACCAATGAGTCCCGGGAACCGACCATCTATCTCGATTCCCAACTCATGACTGTTGAAGCCATTTCCATGGTAGACATAGTGTGTGAGATGATTCGGGGCTGCGATGAACCCCTTCCTGAATGCCATCACATGACACGCAACATTCAATGACCTGAGTGCGAGCGCCAGGTGTTCGTCGCCACCAGCGGCTTGGATTTGGTAGTCGCGGACGCTGTAGGGCACTGCTGTTTGGTGCACGGTAATACCTGTGATCATAGCAGGGTCGCGTATGACAGGCAGGCCACCGGAGCGCTTGAACTTCTGTGGGATTCGTTTCTCCCACGGCTCATCACGCAAGTCGTAGAGCTTGATGTCTGCGAAGTGATGAGCGGGTACATCTGGCACTGGTGATTCTTCGACGTTGAGCAGAATGTCGAGCGCGGCTTGCGGTACTTTGTCATCTGCATTGAACCAATGGATGCTATGTTCGTCCATGAATTCTTTCAAAGCAGTCATGGTTTCGTTTCCGAAGTCACCATCTGCTCCGAATTTTGGAAGAGGATAGCCTTCGTCTAGCAATGCATTTTGCATTTTACGCACAGCGGCGCCTTTGTCCCCGTACTTCATTTCGGTTTCCTCACCTTTCTGACTTTCGGTTTTTTGACTTTGCGAATCTTCTTCACTTTGCGTACAAGACGCTCAGGTCCATGGCTTGTTATAGGAACTATGAAGGTGGGTCTTTCGTAGAAGCGACCGATGTATTCAGCCATGTTGCGGGTGAGAAATACGCGCGGATTCAATGACCATGTACCTGAGACGTTTCTGAAGTATAACAAGAACATTACGTCTGGCAAGTCAAGAAAGTCTTCGAACGTATGGTGATAGCCATCGTCGTTCACAGCGATTTCTCCACGAGCAGGCGTTGCACGTATTCTTCTTCACTGATGCCAAGTGCGGCGACTGCAAGTCGGTGTTTCTTGGTGTGATCGGATTCGAACATCCAATCGTACGAGGGCAATTGCCTGCGGTAGGGAGTCCAGTAGTACAACGGGCAGTCGCGAATGCTGCATTCGATTCTGCCAGCTTCACCGCCTGACGAGATGATGATCTTGTGCTTCACGCTTTTGATTGTTGCGAATGGACCTTCTGCCTTCTCAAGGCGACGAGTAACTTTCTTGTTGTTCTTGTTGCGATACGACACCGTGCGTAATGGAAACAAAGTGACGGTTTCCTGGCTGTAGTCGTAGCAGCATCGGAAGCACTTGGCGCGGATCATGTCACCCATGGGGATCTTGTACTTGGGCAGACCCTTCGCGGTATGACCTACAATCAAGACGTTCTTGATGTATTCCTGTGCGGTCACACCAAGCTTGGCAAGCTGGCCTCGATGCTTCTCGCTCCACACTCCCCACAACCAATCCAGGTTCGAAGGACGGTCGCGGTATGGCATGCGTGGATGAAGCGGGCATCCGTTGATTTCACAATCACGACGCCCGTCGAAGAACTGAGCAGTACAATCAAAGCATTTGGCTTTGATGGCTTCGGGCATGGAAGGACGTGCCCCTTTAGTCGCTAATGTCAACGTCATATTTTTCCCACGTTCCTGGAGTCGGGTGTCCGACTCCGATCATTTTAGCAATGCGATAATTCGAGTAGCCATGTTTCTTCAACTCGACTACGAAATGTTTTCTGGCTTTGAATATTTCGATTCTGGTTACACTGCGGACTTGTCGTTTCATCTCGGACGGTGTTACGTCCCAGCGTTTGTATATGTATCGGAAGAGGAATTCGAGTAACGACTCTGATTCCGTTTCCTTCACTTCTTTGAATCGCAGGCGTGCGACGTGTGCGTCTACGATGAGTTGTTCTACGGCTTTGAAGAATCGAAGTTGGGCACGTGGTTCCAGAACGGCACCGTCTATGAAGTCATCCATGATCTTCCAAAGACGGTCTTCCTCATTTGCGGCTAGCTTTGTTCGGTACCGCTTCTTTCTCCACTTTGTCCACTTGCCTACGTATTGTTTCTTGGGTGGATTCATCTTGGTTTTCGAGCCATGAATTGAATATGTCGTCGAAGATCATTGCCTCGATGTCGTTTGCTACGATTTCACTTAGAGGCGTTTTCGTGAGCCTATCGTAAGCTTCGCGTATGCGGTTGAATTCATGTGCGTCCCCTCCATGATCAGGATGATGTTTCAGTGCTAGCTTTCGATAACTGGTTTTGATCTCGCGCTCATCTGCCAGAGAGTCTACCTCTAATATCTCCCTGGCCTGTTCCAGACTCAGGTTGTTCATTCCGTCTCTATTATATGGGTTGGCTACTGCCTCGGGTCGTGAAAATAGCAGCGGGTCGCGATGACTTCCTGACGTTGTGCGCTGCTCAGTGTATACCGGGGGCAGGATTCTCGGAGGTCGTAGTTGATACAGTTGTCACAGAGTATTTTTTTCTCTTCTGTGGCTCTCCTGAAAGCCCACGTCACCGGAGGTCGTCTTATCCCTCTCACCTTCATGTTGTCCCCTCTCTCAGCAGAGGAAGCTGCCGCCTGTAAAACCGTTTTACAGCTCGCCGCTCCCTGAGCCACTTTTTTATTTTGTACTTTCTAGTTCGCACAAGCTCGTGTTCTATGTCATCACGAGCGGTTTGGAATTCTGTGACACACTCTTCGCAGAATCGGTATATGTCACCATTGCACACATTTGTAGTTTGAAGACTATCGAACTCTTGCTCGCATAGATAGCAGATCACTTGCTCACCCCGAGTATTTGCTGCCATTCTTTCCTCCCGCTGTTTGTACTGGCTACGGTCTGGTGACGGTTGATAGTTTTGATACGACACCACGAGCGATACAATTTGCGGACGAATGGTTCATTTGAGTTCATTGCGATGACGGTTACTCCGCGCTTGTGAGCTTTTTGCAATACGTCGGCCAGAGTTTCTTGGAACATCTCACTAGAGATGTCGAGTCCGTCATAGCCATCGAACGTTCCGTAGTATGGCGGGTCCGAGAAGATGACATCGCCTTTGCGTGATTCGTCGATGACTTTGAAGATGTCGGTAGGTGGTTCCATGAGTCGGAGGTCAGTGCGTTGGAGTATCTGACCAACGGACAGGAAGGTGCGTTGCTTCGGAATCTTGACGGTCTTCCTGTCGCTCACGGGGACATTGAATTCGCCTTCTGCATTTTGTCGCCACAGCCCGTTGTAGCAGCATGCGTTCAAATAGATGAATAGTCCAGCCAGCTCGTACTCGTTCTTGGGCTTCTTGCGTAACGTGAGGAAGTCGTTGAAGACCTCGCGCAAGAAGTAGTATGCGTTGATGCCGTCGCCACCGAATTCTTGTGCAGATCTCCATACCTCTATCGGTTCGTCTTTTATTGCTTTGTAAGTGCGGATCAGTGGTTCGATGACGTCGCATAGACAAGCGGATTGGATATCGTGTAGAGTGAAGAGTACCGACGCAGCACCAGCAAAGGGTTCCCAATATGTGCAATCATCACATAGTCTTTCGCGTACGATGGATGCAACTTCATGGCGCATCCATTGCTTCGATCCAACCCAACGTAGCAAAGTGTTCATACCCGAATTATATGATATACATTTGAAGTTGATCATTTGAGTTGTATAGTTATATGTGATGCGTGTACGTAAACCAAAGAAGCAGGGGACTCAAGAGTCGAAGCCGAAACCCAAGAAAAGGAACGGTAAGACTCCTGCAATTGCGTCGACATCTCGCAAGCGATATCCGTCCGAAGAACTTATGCCATTGGAGCAGTATCGGGCGAATATGTCGAATGCCGAGCGCAATCGTTGGTACAAGTACGCAGTCATTTATATGCGTGCGTTCATCTCGGAGGGATTATCGAGAGAAGAAATCAAGGACAGACTGGGCATCGGGGACGACATTTACGATGCAGTCGAGACCAGGCTTGTCGAACACGATGGCGCCAAGTATACCAGCATGGGAACTGCTCATCGGTTCTACTACTTTTCCCTTCGCATGGAACAATGCATTCGCGAGCTTGAAGACTACGTCAAGCTGCACATGGGTGATGATCCGAAGAAATCGGGAGTGGTCGGTGCCATCAAAGCCAAGGCGCAGATTCACAAGGACGTCATGACCATGGGCCAAGACCTTGGCATCATCTCAAAGCGAGCCAAGGAAGTGCGAATGCTTGGCGAAGTAAATTTGAACATGATGCCCACGGATGAGCTGCGTGAACTGTTCGAAGAACAGATGCAGCGATTCAATCATATTGTCCAAGGCACACCGCAATTGGCCGAAGGCTATTCACAGATATTGGAAAATGCAACACGGGATGCGTACGCAGAAGCGGACGAGATCATCGACGCGGAATATTCCGAGTAGCGGGAATAAACCCGACAGCTTGGATATCATCACGGATGGTTACGCCGAGTTTCTGGACAAGAAGACCAACCGCGAGACAGAGCGTGACAAGATAATTGCTGCGATTCTGAAAGCGGACCAGATGCAATGCGAGATGATCAGACGTCTCGTCATTGAGGATTCTCGTCTCGATGTGCTTATGCGGTTGCTTGGACTGCGGGTCTCACCACACCATCAAGCGTTTATAGAATTCTTCGACCGGCTGAAGGCGAAAGGAGTTGATAGCGGTCTGTTGCTTGGACCTCGCGGTTCGGGTAAGTCGACAGCTTGCGATATCTGCTATGCGCTCATGCGCTCGTTGCAAGATCCAAACATCAACATCCTCATCGCATCCCGCGCTCTCGATCAGTCCAAGTCATTTCTCGCTGCAATCAAAGGTCACATGGAACGCCCACAGTTCATTGAGGTTTTCGGAAATCTCATGGGCAAGAAGTGGGATGAGACTGCTGCCAGTGTTGCTGGACGTGAGCCTGGTCAGAAGGAGCAAACGTTTCACGTTGCGGGTGCCGATGGTGCGGTCGTCTCGAAACACTTTGAGCTGATCATCTGTGACGACTTGGTTGATGAGAAGAATGCGAAGTCCGAGACGCAGCGCGAAATCGTTCTGAAGTTCTACTACAAATCGCTACTCCCGTGCTTGAAGGCGAATGGTGAGATTCGTGTATTGGGTACGCGTTACCACCCGGAGGATTTGTACGGACACTTGATTGAGAAGGACCCGTACTTCTCCGACTCATACATGATTCTCCCTGGCGTGTTTGACAAGACGACAGGCGATACAGTCGATCTCGTCGAGAATCCAGATGGAACCTTCTCACTTCCAGAGAACGGAATTGTCTGGGATGAGGAAGGATTCCCGGCAGAGAAACTCCTGAAGCGACGTCAAGGTATGCCGCAGGGTGATTTCGAGGCGCAGTATCAGAATCGAATCGAGATGCTGCGCGGTGACTATTTCGACAGTGACGACTTCAGATATTACGATGAAGACCCACATGAGTTGGTCAGACGACTTGGCTTGAAGGTTTGGATGGGAGTCGACCTGGCCATTTCGTTGAAGGATAGTGCTGACGAGTTCGCAATTGTAGTTGTCGGAATCATGCCAGGTACGCTTGAGATTTACGTGCTCGATTATCTGGCTGGTCGTTACAAGTTCAAACGACAGAAGGAATTGGTAGTCGACATGTTCGACGAATGGGAGCCGATACGCTCATTCGTCGAGGCGAATGCGTATCAGGCTGCACTTGAGTCCGAAGTTGCAGATGAGTTTCCAGATGTTCGTACCATGCCGATATGGACGACAAAGGACAAGATTTCCAGGGCACAAGCATTCTCTGTTTACTACGAACGTCATAAGGTCTTTCACAGAAAGAGCCGGTCGGCTAAACTAGAGAAGCAATTGACCGGGTTCCCGCACTTGAAATTGAAGGACTTGTTTGACGCGCTCTACATCGCAGGATGGGGCGCAATTCGTGGCGGAAGGCGAAGGCGACGGCGGGAGAAAGAGCCTGGGCTCATCGGTCGTTGACATGGAGGAAAGCATGGAAGGCGCAGAGTCCAAGGGCGAAATCAAAGCAGGGTCGGAGCAGATCAAGCGTGTCCTCAAGATTCACGTCATCAAGACCGAAAGTACAGAGCGTGCAGCTTCGAAAGCACTTGGTGACGATCCATTTGCAGGAAAGTACGGCAAAGATAATCTCATCAAGCCACCGTTCGACATGCTTACTTTGTCGACCATGCGCGAGAACTGCGCGGAACTTGGTCCGTCGCTTGACGCCATGGCTGTCAACATCGAGAAGCTTGGTTATCGTTGTGTGCCACGGAAGAACATACACGATAAGAACGAGGAACTTCCTGACGCTGTTGTCGATGAGGTCTCCAAGGCGACGAACTTTTTCGAGAACGCGGTTCTTGATCAGGAGATAGGCTCACTTGATGAGTTGCGCTCGCGATTGCGACAAGATCTCGAAACAACTGGCAATGCGTACATCGAGGTCATTCCAAGTGCGAACATCGACGAGCCTGCTGGGCTCAATCACTTGCCAAGCTGGATGGTTCGTCTGAAGCAACAGGATGATGAGCTGACCAGCTACGATGTGCCACGACCTGTTCGCAAGGGACAGCAGTGGGTTATGCAGGACTATCCGACGTCCAAGCGTTTCAGACGGTTTGTCCAGATTCGCGAGAATGGATTGGACACGGTCTATTTCAAGGAGTGGGGTGATCCGCGAGATATTCTGGCAGAGGATGGCAAGGTTGCACCGAAAGGCACCGACAAGGAGAAGCTGGCACACGAGGTCATCCATATAAAGCTGTATTCGCCGCGTAGCCCGTACGGTCTCCCACGATGGATTGGTCATCTATTCGCTATTTACGGCGTGCGTGCTGCGGAAGAGATCAACTACGTTACGTTCGACAACAACCAGATTCCTGCACTGGCGTTGCTGGCAACGAACGTCATGGTGACGGACGGGTCTATTCAACGCTTGAATGAGTTTTTCGAGGAACGAGTCCAAGGGAAGAAGAACTACGCATCGCTTGTGCTTATCGAGGGCGAGCCTGTTGGCGAGGGCATGAAAGACCCTGCCGCCATGAAGATGGAACTGAAGCCTTTGACGGAGCACCAGCACAGCGATGCTTTGTTCAAGGAATATATCCAAATGAACAACGACATGATTCGGCGGGCGTTCCGGTTGCCGCCGATCTTTGTCGGTCGTGCCGAGGATTACAACCGTGCAGTTGCGGAAGCAAGTCGGAAGCTGGCAGAGGAGCAGATCTTCGGGCCAGAGCGTGACATGATCGATCGCATATTCTCGAACACAATCATCGCACGGCTTGGTCTTGCGAGCGTGTTGTTCCAGAGCAACAAGCCCAACGTCACTGACAACTACGAGCTGACACAGTTGCTGGCGACTGCCGAGCGTAGTGGCGGTCTCACCCCGCGCACGTCCACGCGTATTGTTGAAGATGTTACGGGCATGGAGTTGCCACAACCTCCAACCGAGATCAATCCAGACATTCCGTTCTCGATTACCATGGCGTGGGAGAATGCCAAGGCATCGGCTGCGACACAGGCTGGAGATACGGGTTCGGAAGAGGTTACGTCGCGCAAGGCATTCCAAGATGCCAGTGCGGTTCTGTTGAAGGTACTTGCTCGCGATGGCGAGCAAGATATCTTGTCTGAAGACGAGAAAGCTTCTTTGCACACATTCGTGCAGATGTTTTCAGCCTAGAGTTGTAAAACCGTTTTACAGGAGTTGAGACATGACTATCACTTCTGGGGATCTTGATACTGGTGGACGTGCCAATCCCGTCAGGTTTCCTGGCAGCTTCCTCGATGAAGAAGACAAGAGTCCGACACGGGCGTTGAACCTGATGAAGAACGTCAGTGATGGGTCTGTCGACGGAACGGTCAAGATGATTGTGTCCGATGAAAAAATTGAGAACTCGCACAAGATACCGTACTTCATCATGTCTGAAGGACAAATTGTTGGTGCGGTCAAGCTTGGCCATGCATTCGATATCACGGAATCGGACTACGATCTCATGAAGGGATTGCATGGATTGCCGGAAGGTGGGTGCCCAGAAGGCGGCGCTTACGGTTACCGCATCAAAGCAATCGAGAGTTTCGAGGAACTGGTCAAGGTCAAGACGGAGCAGAATGGTCTGGTTGTTGACGTTGAGGCATACCTACCTAACAACGTCATCAAGATGATGCCGGTGCAGAAGAGTACCGAGGAGCGGATTGTAGCATCTGCTGTATTGGTACCAGGCGTCACGGACCTTCACGATGAAATCTACGATGAGGAAGTCGTACGCGCAGCCGCGTATTACTTCCTTGAGCACTACATGATGGACGACGATCATGGCATCGACGTCATGCATGATGGTGAGATTGTGCCGGAAGCGATTCGTCCGGTGCAGAGTTTCGTCTTGGACGAGGAGCGTACGTACGATGTCGAAGTTCCGGCTCTTGATGATGACCATCCTGCGAAGGAAATGAAGACGCTCACATTCCCGAAAGGGACGTGGATTATGTACGCTCGCATCATTTCTGATACACTCTGGGGCAAGGTGAAGACAGGCGATTACAAGAGCTGGTCAATCGCAGGACTTGCAAGAGTTGTAGAGTTGCGTAAAATTTTGGGCAGGGCTGCATAGCTTATGTACTTGCCTGTTGCCTTTGATTGCGAGTATAACTTGTAAAACGGGTTGACAACATGGCAGATGAAAACAGAGAGCCGAAACGAGAACTGACCGCCATTCGACCAAGCAAGGTTTCACTTGTCGATGATGGAGCGAACGGTCAGTTCTTTTTCATTGCAAAGCAGAAGTCAAAGGAAGAGGAAACTGAGGAACCGTCGCTCAAGGCGGCAGTCCAGGGTTTCGTCCAGAATGTGCTCTCTCGCCTGGAGAATACCCGCGAGTGGCTCATGCAAGCCGAGACGGACGATGAGGCAGAGATGCCTGTTCCGATCATGTCCCTCATGGCTCGTACTTCCGATGAACTCGCTGACATGGCTGAAACGATCAAAGCTGGTGGCAACCGACTGGCAGATGCCAAGGTTCCTGGTAGCCAGCGCGACAAGATGGTTTCGGTGATTGATGTTGTTGCCGAAAAGTTGTCGACAGCGGTCGTGAAAATCACGGACGAGGATGAAGAGATTTGTGCCGAGTTCGTGGAGGATATCGAGGTCATTGTTGATAGCTTTGGCGCAGTCGTTGGAAAGAGTGTAGAATCTGAAGAGGAAGTTGAGGAGGCGGTTTGGTCAACTGCATACGTCAACACTCTGCCGGATTCAGCGTTCTTTTACATCAAACCCGGTGGCGAAAAGGATGAAGAGGGGAAGACAGTTCCGAGAACGAATCGAATGTTCCCCTACAAGGATGATACGGGTAAAATCGATCTCCCCCATTTGCGTAATGCGATTGCTAGGATTCCTCAATCGAATCTCTCGCAGGACCTGAAGGACCAATTGCAAGCAAAAGCACGCAAGATTCTGGAGGAGGAGACCGAGAAGTCAACCGAGGGATCGGAGGAGGAAGAGATGTCAGTGAAGTTCGTGGAAGTGGCCAAGTCTGCCGAAAAGGTCGAGTTGGATTTCACCGAGGTCGCGAAGCAAGTCAGTGCCGCGTCGGACGTGTTGAGTGTCATCACGGGTGCACTTGGCGTTGACACTGAAGAAGCGAAGCGCATGGATCAATACGATCTTCGGTGGAAAATTGGCGAGGCTCTTGATATCCTCGTTCGTGCGGCGAAACTGGAAGACATGGTTTCATCCGTGTCCAAACAGGAAGAACCGACCGAAGAAGAGGAAGAAGAGGGAGACGAAATGACCGACGAAGAAATGAGTGCGGCAGAGGAAAAGGCTGCTGACGAGCCCGCTGCCACAGACGCGCCCGCTGCCACGGACAAACCCGTTGCAAAAAGCGTGGACACGGACGACCTGTTGAGCAAGATGTCTGACATCGTTGCCAAAGCAGTCACGCCGATCGCCGAACGGCTCGATTCCATCGAGACCGCTTCCAAGGAAACGATCGAAAAGGTCGAGAAGATGGAGCGTGCGCGTTCTGCTCCGAAGGGGGAGACCACGGATGAATCACCGTCCAATGGTGACGGTGGTGGTGAGACGGAGGGAGTATTCGCAAGCATCATGCCCCCGCATCTGCGTGGCAAGGCAACTCTCGGAGACTGAGTGTTTCAGCCAGTCGCCAATGACTGGAACTGATAAGGAGGAATGGAAAAATGGCACGTGAATTGACCAACGAGCAACTCGTTCAGAAAGCGGTCATCACGACAGATGCACTGGCGACGGCTGGCAAGCTCAACCCGAAGCAGTCCGACCAGTTCATCGATTACGTGATCGACATCACACAGTTGAAGGGCCAGGTGCGCGTGGTCCGATTCCGTCGCGAGACGATGGAGATCGACAAGATCGGTGTCGGCTCTCGTGTGACGGTTCCCAAGACCGAGGCAACTGCACCGCAGGTTCGTCGTGGTGTCACCACTTCGAAGATCTCACTGACCCCGAAGGACCAGATGACCCCCTTCGAGATCAGCGACAACTTCCCCGACCAGTGCATCGAGGGCGAACAGGTCGAAGATACGGTCACGCGCCTCATGGCGACTCAGACCGGAAACGACCTGGAGGAATTGTGCATCAACGGTGACGTACTGGGACCGGCACGTCTGGAGGCAGACCTTCTCGAAGGTGGTCACGCGACCGACGTGATCAAGGACAGCTTCATCGCCCAGTTCGACGGCTGGCTCCGTGCAGCGGACAGCGGGAACATCTTCGATGGCGAGGGCAACGACATCGCGTCCAACATTTTCTCGCGCATGATCAACCGCATGCCCGTGAAGTTCCGGCGTGTGCGTCAGAACCTCCGGTTCCTGTGCTCGCTCGATCACGAGCAGCTCTACCGGGAGAAGGTCGGTGCGCGGCAGACTCCGCAGGGTGACGCTGCGAACCAGAGCATGATGCCGCAGACCCCCTTCGGTGTGCAGCTCGTGGGCGTGCCGCTTCTCGACAGCGAACCGCGTGTCGTCGAGCACATCACGTTCGCGGCGGCTCCATCCACGCAGCCCCTGCGTTACGCGCCCGTTGGCACCATCGAGTACGTGACCGACACGACGTTGGAGCAGACTCCCACGACTCCGTACGTGGAGGGTGCCGGTAACGACTATACCATCGACCGGACCAACGGCACGATCACGACCCTCGCCGGTGGTGCCCTGGCGGCTGGTGGTACCTTCAAGGTGACGTACAACTCCGCTGGTCAGATGCTGCTCACCGACTACCAGAACCTGATTCTGGCAATTGGTCGCGACATCATGGTGGAGCAGGCCCGTGACATCTACCGTGGTGTCACGCAGTTTGCGATCACGACACGTCTCTCGGTCAACATCGAGGAGGATACCGCGATCGTCAAGGGTATCAACATCGGCCTGAACTAAGGTTGATAGTTGAGGTCACGGACTTGAGAGAGCACTGAGTCCCCTCGTGCTCTCTCTTGTCCAGACCACCAGGCTGTAAAACCGTTTTACAACTTGGCGAAAGCGGAGGGACCACGATGGCAAAATCTAAATCGACAAAGGTTCGCCAGCCGAAGGCTAAGGCGACAGCCAAAGAGCCCAAGAATGAAACGTCAGCGGTGGAGCCCGAGGCAGAGCCCAAGAAGGCAAAGTCGGAGCCAAAGGCAAAGCCTGCAACGGAATCATGGGCGTATGTCAAACTCACTGGTTGCGCGTCGCTCATGCGTCATGGTCGTTCGTACGTCAGAGGGCGTAAGTTCGTTGTGCATGGCAAAGAGCTGATTGATTACTACAAATCCGATCCTCGTTTCGAGGTTCTGGAACAGAAGTGATTCTTGTCCAGTGCAAGGACGGCTCCACAATCAAGCTCAATCCTGCTAGACCGCAGGATCGTGTAGCTATAGACCACCCCTACAACCAACGCAATATTCGCCGTGTGTCTATCGTTGACTACGAAGGGCACCGCGTTGACCTACCGCGTCTGACAGACCATTACACCAGAATTTGGATTGAGTACCTCTCCAAGAATGGCGTGTCAAAAGGCGAACGTGTCAGCATGCGTAATGGCCGTGATGTACTGCAAGTCACACTCTATTTCTCGGATGGCAGAGTTGTAATAAATAACACAGAATAATATAATTTCTGTAACACCAACATGCTAGCAGAGGCGGGAAATGAGCGACAAACCTCGACAGTACGGGCATACTCCGATTCCGACCGCTGATCTATCAAAGTTGATTGATTCTACTGTACGCATCGAAGCACGCGTTTCATCCATAGCCGACGAACAACTTCCAGCCGTTTCCAAGGCGGCAACAGAAGCGCGAGATGGTGTGATTCGTTTGACGGAGCGTGATAAGGATTCCAGGCGTCGTATTGATGCATTGGAAGACGCACCTCTACCAACACACAAATGTGATCAGGAGGGAGTTATCTCGGCTAATGAGCGCGAGATTGCTGGCTTGTCCAAGTGGAGATGGTGGTTGATGGGTTTACTCATTGCTGCGTCTTTGACAGGCGTAGGGGCTGCGGTTACGGCAGCGCGTGATATGGCATCTTTGGAGTCTACTGATGCTGCTATCCGTCGTGACGTTGTCAGGAACGAGAAGCACATTGAGATAATCGAGAACGCTCATGCGAAGACCAGAGAAGAATTGATTGGTGAGATTCGCAAGGTGCCCAACAAGGTGCAGGAATCAATTCCAGAACCTAACATCGATGATGCACTTGCCAATGAACCGTTGTCTGAGCGCGACCGAGCAATAATTCGCGCGGTACTTGAACGTGCAGAACGTCGCAACGGTGGACATAAGAGGTAGATCGTGCGACTTGACCAGAACACAGATGGTCGGTCGCATGATGCACTCACGGATGTATCTGCTGACCAACACCATTCCGCACCGGACGATGTCACATTCAGTGACACGTCCACTGTCATTTCGGCAGGGTCTGCGTTCAATCTTGATGTAACGCTCCCTAATTCTGGATTTGTAGCTGCACGTGTGTACATGGAAGGACCGGCTATCGCAGGTGGTGGTTCGGGTTCGTTGTGGCGAGAGTGCGCTACTGTTCATGTGACAACAGATACGGCTGATGCGATAGGTCACAGCGTGCGAAACACAGGCTCAATTTACAAGAGCTACGTTGTCACGTACGCAAAGCAGTTGGCGGTTACCAACCTCACTCACAAAATCTTCGATACGGTAACCGCGCCTGGGTCAAGGTACATTGCGTTGAAGGACGCGCAGATCATTGGCTCGACATTGCGACTTACGTTCCACAACTACGATAGTTCATCCAGAACTCTTTCGGTGAAAGGGCAAGCGGTACTGTACTAATGCGACTTCAGGGGCGAGATGTCGTGACAGATCACGACTTGCTGACGGACGTAGGCGAGGGCGACCATCATGTATCGGCGGTGACGTTCAAGGTACAAGTCAATTCACTGTCCATTGCACCTGGGCAGTATTCACATAGCGTCTCACTTGGAAAGACTGGCTGCCGTACTGTCCAGGGAATCATTCGCGGCAATGTGAATGTGGACATTCAGGGTCACACAGGTGTGTGGTTCATTGGAATGGCGACGGCGCAGAACTCCAGTTCCATTGGGCTGCGTCCGTATCCATCGGGTACACAGAGTTACGTCGGTGGATATTCGCGACTGCATGGTGATACGTACCTGAGTCATTCGGATTTCGGGCAGAACATCATCCGGTTGCTCGATGTATACATTTCTGGGTCGAACGTTGTGTTCTCGTTTTTCAATGCTCATCCAAGTGCGAACAGGAATCTGACTGTGTACGGCAGTGGAGTTGCCAAATGAGAGTGGAAGATTACCTGGAGCATCCGACGCTCCATTCAGCGTTGTCGAATGTGACGGCAGACCAGCATCATGCACAACCAAGTGTGATGTCCGTCTCGAATACTACGCTCACGGTATATCCACTTCCAGGTGGACCTAACGACTGGGATATCTCTGTTCCGTATGACACGATTGCCGCAGTCGTTGCATTGCGGTCGGCACACTTGACGGAACAGTCGGGTGGCATGGCTGGCGTGCTTGTTGTTGTAACGCGCAGTTCATTGGAAGCATCTAGCTTTTCTTTGGGAGGGCATGGGATTCTGGTGAGTGCTGCATACAATGCAATCTACAGCAAAGCTGCGGCGGCATTGAATCTCAGTCACAAGGTATTCAGTTCCGGTGGTGCAGACCTTGCGCTTACTGAAGCGTACTTGACCGCAACTGGACCTAGCACTCGTGTGTTGCGATTGACGTGGACGAACTACTCCGCTGGCTTGCGGACGTTAGATGCACGTGGAGAGGTATTGTTGTTCGCATGACGGAGCAGGAGTTTCAGCAAAAGGTGTTGGTGAAGTTGGATGTTCTCACACGTGAGACGAAAGTAATGGGCCAACAGATGACAGCACTTGTGCGAGCGTATCGGTTACACGGTGAGCGACTGTCGGAAGTTGAGGCGTCATGCTTGGCTAACCATGGTACTCCGATACCAAGGAGACCACGATGAGAGTTCTCGCGATTTGTTATGAAGACCCAGAAGAGATCCTTGGTGGCATGGGTATGCATGTCCGTGAGATTTACAGGTCGCTTGCCAAGATGGGGGTGCAGATCGACTTGTTGACATCTGGTAAGCAGGAAGGCTCGAAAGAGTATCTTGGTTACCGGAAGCATCACGACGACAAGCTCATCTGTTGGAAACCACGTACGCCCGATATCTCATGTCGGTTCATGATTGATTTGCAGGTTGCGAAGTCGCTGACCAAGCTGATTGCGGATACGTATTCACGTGGTGGAGGATGGGATGTTGTGCACATGCATGAGTGGGGCTCTGTCCAGCTAGGTCGGATGGCACAGAACGCACTTGGTCTACCACTCGTGGGAACGATGCATCTCTGTTTGTCCTACCTTGCGATGTTTGAGAATCCGAAGACCAACCTGGCAGAGTGGGGCGAGGCCGACCTGTACATGATGCAACAGGAGGGGAATCTCATTTGTGATCCGAATGAGGTCATTCTTTGCTCTGATGCGTATGTTGATATTGTTCGAAGGCAGTTTCTGACCGAGCGCCCGATCAACATGATTCACAACGGCATTGATACCGAGCTTTGGAATCCAACACGGGGTGACGGTGACAGAGCCATTTTCGATCACGAGTTGAGGTTTGCAGAGGGGTTCCAGCATAACCGTCCGATAGCGTTGTTCTGCGGGCGTGTCGCCGAGATGAAGGGCATTGTTTACATCCTCGACGCGTTGGAAAAGGTCGACCCTGGTTGGACGGTCGTGATTGCTGGTGAGGTCAACGCGAACACGGAGAAGGATAAGGAGCAGTGGGAGGTCACGCAGCGAATCAAGAAGCTTGAACGCGCTCATCCTGAAAGACTCAGGTGGGTAGGGTTTCAACATGGACAAGCTCTCCGAGATTTGTATGCTGCTGCCGATTGCGTGCTCATGCCGAGTACGCATGAACCATTCGGTATTGTGGCTTTGGAAGCAATGGCAATGGGTGCACCGTTGATTGCAACTGAAGTTGATGGACTTGGAGAGATTGTCTGTGGTGAAGACAAGCGTGAGTATGCCATGATAATTCCGCCTCGGTCGGCGGAATGTATTGTGCAAGCTCTCCGTATTCTGAAGAAACCCGATGTTCGTTCCGAGTTGAGTGGACTTGGGTTGGAGCGTGTGCGAGACTTCACATGGGAGAAAGCCGCAGAGCAGACGCTCAAAGTATATGAGCGAGCCATATCACGACGTGTAGTGAGTGGCGTGGAGGATAATCGATGCCTGCTACATTGAAGCCTGTGGACCAGATTCAAATTCCTGCGACTACGATTGACACGGTCAAGATTGTCAATCATCAGGTTGAGAACAACATTGAGCAGTGGATTGATATCTACTATGTGCTTGGTACGATGGACGGAGATGATTTTGTTCAATACTTCGATCCAGTTACGGCGATGGGCATTCCGGTCCAACGTGTGAAGTTGGAGAATGGCAACCATCCACTCGAACCAGGAACCGCACTTCGGAAGTGTCCGACGTGTGGCAAATGGTTCCGCCTTGAGACGGTGTGCGATGAGCCTGCATGTGAGAGTGTGGAGCTTGTGCCGTACGATGGACTGACACGAGCGATGATGTGGAAGGCGGAAGATCCTGATTACTACGCGCCTCCGATTTGTCCGTATCTCGTGACGAAGAAGGCGTTGTACGAGTTTCTCATGAACGAAGAGGTTCCTGATATCAACGACTGGCCGAACCTGCGACCTCTGGTCGATTTGGATTCTTGGGGATAGGAAATGCTAACTCGCATTCTTTCAGGTGACGAGGAACGGATTCAGACTCCCGCTGTGAAGGATGGGAGTCTGGCAGCGCTCACTGGGTTGACCACGGTCTTGCTTTCTATCCAGCGTACGAGCGATGGATTTTGGTACGACTTCAACGACGACACGTTCAAGAGCACGGGTTGGACTACACGTCAGCAACAGATGACGGAGGTCAGCTCGACTTTGGCGGCAGGAGAGTATTACTTCGATTGGGATACGTCGCAGATTACAAATGAGACAGCCGATGACACGTACATGATACGTGTTGATGAGAGTGGTGGTACTGCGAAGAACGTTCCATTCCACGGCGAAATCAAGATCGACCAGTGGGTCAAGGATTTGTTCGACGAGCATGATGACACTCAGTCGGACATTGCTGCACTGAATGACCTGAGTCAGGCAGATGTCCAGGCTGCGATGACATCGCAAGGTTACACGGCTGCGCGTGCGCCGAACCTGGACAATCTTGATGCAGCGGTCTCGTCTCGTGCTACTCAAGCTGACATCTTGTCGGATGCTACACCATTTGCTGGTGCCAACATCGACGCGACGATCAGCTCACGTTCTGATTTCGATGAGACGACTGACCCCGTTGAGCTGCTCGATAGCGGGGGTGGTGCTGGTACGAGTGCTGCGGAGTTGGTTGCTGACGTCGAATCACAACTCTCTGGTACACATGGAGTAGGCTCGTGGGAGGGCGACTCTGGACTGACCGCCCAAGAAGTTCGCGATGCCATGAAGCTCGCGCCAACGGGTGGTGCTCCAGCCGCTGGCTCTGTCGATGAACATCTCGATGATATTGCGACTGATACGGCAGCTATCGATGGAAGATTGCCAGCCGATCCGGCTGACGAATCGAATCAGAATGCACAGCATGCGACGACGCAAGCTGACATTGCAGCATTGAACGATCTCAGTCAGGCTGACATCTTGTCAGATGCCACGCCATTTGCTGGTGCCAACATCGATGTTGCTATTTCAAGTCGCTCGAATCACACACCGGCAGATGTCGACACAACATTGACAGGTACTCATGGTGCTGGGTCGTGGCAATCAGGTGGAACTCCTTTGACTCAACAGGAAGTGCGAGACGCGATGAAGCTTGCACCGACTGGGGGTGCTCCAGCCGGTGGTTCTGTGGACGAGCATTTGAATGATATCCTCACGGATACAGCCGTGATGGAGCCATTGATCTCGACGAACGTTGATGTACTGATTTCATCTCGTGCAACTCAGGCAGATATTCTCTCGGACGCAACGCCATTTGCAGGAGCGAATATCGACGCGACGATTTCATCCAGGTCGTCACACTCTGCGGCAGATGTGGATACTGTACTTACGGGCACACATGGTGCTGGTAGCTGGCAAACAGGTGGCGCTACATTGACGCCACAGGATATCCGTGATGCCATGAAGCTGGCTCCAACAGGTGGTGCACCGGCTGTCGGTTCTGTCGATGAGCATTTGGACGATATTCTCGTGGACACGTCTGCGATCGATGGCAGACTTCCAGCAGACCCAGCAGACGAGTCGAACCAACTTGCACAGCATGCTGCAACTCAAGCTGACATTGCTGCGTTGAACGATATCTCACAGGCAGATGTACAGGCGGCGATGACTGCACAGGGCTACACTGTGGCACGTGGAGCACGCCTGGATAATCTCGACGCACTCATTTCGTCGCGGTCGTCGCATGATGCAGCGGACGTGGATACTGTGCTCACGGCTGCTCATGGTGTGGGCTCGTGGCAGCAGTCGGCATCACTTGCAGATTGGACGGCTGCGGAGCGCCAGCAGATTCGAGATGCACTTGGCGTGGATGGTGCCAAGAATGCTGCAACGGGCGGGCAGCTTCAGGATGTACTTGCTGATACGGCTGCGATGGAGCCGGTTGTCAGCACGAACCTGGATGCGACAATCACATCGGTGCTGGCTGCGGTTGCAGCATTGAACGACTTGAGCATTGCGGACATTCAGACCGCGATGGACAACCAGGGATACACGACAGTCAGAGCAGTGAATCTGGACTTCTTGGACATAGCAGTTTCGTCTCGTTCATCACATACTCCTACTGACGTCGATACTCTGCTATCCTCTATTCATGGCCCCGGCTCATGGGAGTCCGAGTACGGGATGAAGCTGACGGAGATGTGAGATGGCTATCGAGAGAGACGAAACCAGCGATTGCTCTAATCCGAAGATCGATGTCGTGTGTCGCATCAATGGGTTGCTGACTGACCCTTATTCTCTCGAATACATCATTTACGAGAGAGTGACGGCTGCTCCTGCATTGGTTCAAGTCTATCCTGTGGCTGGTAGAGCGACGGTTGACTTGAATGATTGCCCGATTGGGCATCGTTTGGGTTCGGGGCATTACGTCGCAGAGTGGACGGTACCTACGGCAGAGCCGATTGGTGTACACGAGATCCACTGGTTCTACAGAGAGTCGGCATCACATCCTGAAAAGACGGAAGCATTCGAGTTTGGTGTTACACTGCCAGCCTCGTTGACTCCTGATGAGTTGTACGTGTCCATTCAGGAGATTCGGGATGAGGGTATTACTGTATCTGAGTTGAGTGACGACCGTGCGCTCGCGCTCTTGACTGGCTGGCAGGCATGGTTCGATAGCATGACTGGCCAGTGGTTCAATCGCAAAGAGCTGACGTTGCAGTTCGATGGCAATGGCTCGCGTGTGTTGTGGTTGCCGGTGCCCATCATCGAGTTGACGGCACTGTACATCAACGATGACTTCGATAACGCGGTCGATGCATCGTACTATACGGTGTACAACAGGTATCAACCTGAAGACGATCGCAAGAATCCGCGAATCAAGCTGAAGCGCAGCACGTGCAACAACATCTTCTCAGCGGTTGGTAACTACAAGTTCAACGTCGGCGACTTGAATCAGCAGGTTGTCGGTGCGTTTGGATACGTGGATGCAGACGGCTCGACTCCACATCTGGTCAAGCGCGCTATCATGCAGTTGGTCATGGCTACGATGGAGATATACGCCGATGGTGATCTGGATGCCATGCGGGCTGGGCGTGTAATCGAGGAGGTAACGGATAGGCATCGCATCGAGTATGCCAACCTCTACGATGACATTTCAGCGTGGAACCCAACGGGCCTGGCAGATGTGGACATGGCGTTGAGAATGTATCGTCGTCCAGCGTACATTGATACTCCGAGGTCATTCAACACGGTGTAAAACGGTTTTACAACTATGCCGCAACCAAAGCTCATCCACCCGGTCAATGTCACTCTAGAGTTGATGGACCGGGACAACTCGTTCTTTGACCAACATGCTCGTGAGCCTGTGCGCCAGCTTGTGCGCGAGGGCGCGGCTCCGAATACTGGGACGCGGACTACGGTCAAGGCACAGGTCTCGTTCTACTTTGCTGGTGCCAAGCTCGACTACCCAGAGTGGGAACGTTCGGGTGTGATCGAACGCACGATGGGCTATCTGGCACTTCGCTTCCTTGATATGAAGCGTGCTGGTCTGCTCACAGTAGATGCGGACGGCAAGTTCACTGATGTCAAAATCAAGCGTGGTGACCGCATCGTGTACCTGGAACACAGGCCCGTCAATTTGTTCGTGACCGGGTTCAAGGACTTTGGTCACTACCCGAAGCGCGGACAGACATTGTTCCAAGTCAACTTCGATGACAGGCATCCGTCTGCTCAGAGTGGAGATCTCTGATGCCGTCGAGTGTTGCCATCACGATACACGTCGACACCAAAGGACTGAAGAAGTTCATCAAGTCTGGTGAGTTCAAGCGGGTGTTGAACAAGCACGTGAGTAGGCAACTCATCGGCTTTGGTACGTTCGTCAAAGCCGAACTCAAACGTAGAATTAGGGGCAATCAAGTCGCAGGTGCCCTTCTTGGAGTGCAGAAGTACATCAAAGGTCATGGCAGATTGCTTGTGCATACGTCCAAGTTTGTCGAGGCTGCGCGGTTCAAGTACCACAAAGAGCAGATTGGGTTGACTGGTATTCAGGTTGGTTGGTTCGAAGGTCAATCTGACAGGGGCTTGGCATATCCAGAGTTGGCCAAGATATTGGAGGGTGGACGGACATGGGTGCCTACGGATAAGGAGCGCATGGCTGTCGCAATCAAAGCTCGCGAAGCTGGTGCGCCGAAGCCAACAGGCAAGCGAAAAGAGGTTTGGAGGATTCCTGCGCGTCCTGTGCTTGGTAATTTGTTGAGGGATAGGGTAGTCTTGAGGAAGTTCGATGGTGCTGCACGAGAAGCACTTGATCGAACATTGAAAGAGTTGATGAGTTAGATGGAAATTTTGGGCGATACTTCTGTAGCCGAAGTCTACAGGTTCATCAAGGAATTCGATTTCGTCGCGGGTAATGGTCACGAGCCATATTCGGAGATGACGTTTTCGGATTCCGACAAGATTGGTCTTGACCCACGATCTTTTCACGTCAAGCTCAAGAAACAGTCGCCGCACAGTTACTACCCACTCGATACAGATCTCTATTTTGAGACATGGGTTACGAACCCAAAGTCGCTGCGTAAGATTTTGATGATGCAGGTATTCGATCATCGCGCATCTGATGACACAATCACGCAGGTTCGTATTTCCGATGGAACTGACCACTACTACTGGGATGGTGGCGCATGGTCGGTTGCCGGTGCTGGCGACTGGAACGACGAGGGTACGTTCAACGCGAACATTCAGGACTTTACAATTCTTCCAGGTCGACAGTTTGCAATCGTTGTGAACTTGCAAACGTCGGACAAGTACCTGACTCCGACTGTGTCAGAGATTCGTGTGCTCATGGAAGTGCACATTGATTACATGGAGGATTTGATCTTTCGGAGTCTCATCCCGCTCATCAAGCAAGAAATTCGTCCGGTGGCGAATTACCCGTTGCCGCCATACGATTCTGATATCACGACCATTGACCTCAATGAATATCCGACCGACACCAATTTCAATATCACGGATGTGATAGGTGTTTTCAATTTCACGAGTGACCCTGAGTTGTTGACCAACATCTTGGACAACTACGACACGGGCACCAAAATTGTCACGCTGACTGCGACAATT